GAAATGCCTCACGATTCATACTTGATTCCACGAATATTTAAATCCATACTACAAGGTTTGATCTTCAGCAACATCAACAATTGTGCCATAGCAACAATTTTATATATTGCTAAACACCTTTTAAAAGGCGGAGCAGCGGCTTTTGCTCTCTCTATACGTCATAGCGTATAAATGGGTTTTTTGTGGTACTTTCTTTATACACCTGTACCAAGGTGTCGAACGTGTCAGGTGGATCATATAGCAAAGGATCAACACCCAACAATTCTTTCAAGAATTCCTCATATCGATTACGGCCATGTAAGAAAAATTGACGAGTGGCTTCGTGAATAACTATACGTGCATGTTCATACAGTGATATTTTATCACGCAAACGCCAAGTCAACATCTTATATATAGAGCTCTCTTCGAGCGGTGCAAGATACATTTGCACATCAACATCAAAGCGGAACGAACGTTTCAAAAAACTAATTTGATCTAAGTTTTTAAAACGCGGTGGTCCATCTTTGGCTGTATCAGTTACATCCATACCTAAAGCTTCAAAGGCTGCTGCTACATTGGCTTCCGTATAGAAACCAACCACAGCTTTAGACGAACGAGTAACATTGTCATCGCCAAAATTGGCTAAAACAATATTCTTGAAAAAAGGAAACTTTGCTTCACACTCGCGTGCTAACGTCAACATGTCATCACCTGGTTTGCCTAGTGCATATGCTATCCAGTACGCACAAATTTCATATAGCATCTCAACAATGCTATTTAATTGTGTTGTACCAGACACACCACTTGGTGTACCTGTTAAGACTTTGACTATAGTTCCAATAAAATCTATGAAATAATATTGGAGTGCGGGTATAAGGCCTAAAGCTCGTTTAAGTTGTAATGATGAATACTTGCCAGACAAAACCATAAGATAATAACAAAACAATCCTGCAAACAACGTTGCATATGTTTTCTTGTCATATTTCTTATAGTCCTTATCACTGACATGTTCACCCTCACGAGGTTCTAATAAACGCGCTAAATAATCCCATTCCGGACCTGCGGCATTCACACCAACTTTGCATGGTAGAACATGTCGATATTCTATCATCCACGCAAAAATTGGTCCAAACAACGAGCGCATAACAATGGTAAAGCCGGTCTGGCCACCATAAAATACACGTTCGTCTCCTGCAACATTTTTCTTATGCTTTACAACTTCATCCTTTACAGCTGCTGTCACCAGAGGTGTGATAGCAACACCAGCATCCAACTGGTCGTAAATTAAGTTGATGTCTTCAAGCAACTCCTCGCCTAAATAAAGCTTCTTACCTGGAACACCATACATAAAAGCACTTTTAATACCTTGATGTGGTGCTCCGATTGAAGTCTTCAAATTCAATGGATTAGTGTTTAATGTGTAATCACCCATTAAACATTGGTCCAAATCAAATGGCGAAGGAATTGTTTTAACATCAGCTACTGTTGTATAATAAGCGACACCTATTTTAATAGCCTCTGCAAATATACCATGATTGTGTAGTTTACTCTGTCCAAAGAGATGTCCTACACTCACAAGGTATGGATTAACATACTCCCCATCCACAACACGTGGATTGAGTATCGGTGGTTCATACTCTAAAACATGGCACTTAAACACATCATGCATTAAAGTAGGTTCCACCCTTGTGGTTTTCTTACCCTGGTGCAC